GATAAGATTATGTATTTTCCAATGCTTAATTACACATACGCCAGTTTCAAATGGAATGACAAAGTTTTTTGATAACAGTATCTTCATGTCATCGTCTGTGCAGCCTAACATTCTTTGAATTTTTTTAGCATTGTTGATGAACCCATCGTCATCAGCCCTCATGGAGAGGTGAAAGTATAAAGCCTGGGTAGAGAGGGGCATATCTAGAAAAGCATCGCTATCAATGATTGTCTTTGCAAACATTCTGCGTTCTGCCATAATGGTACTCCTTAAAAACAAAAAGCCCTGAGTAGACCCCTCTGCGTTTTACGGCAGTTGGAGGACACCGAGTCGGTGCAGGAGTCTATTCAAGGCTTACTCTATTTCGCCTCCAAGCGAATTAACAACAGTCTAGCACAAATACCCATAAAAGTCCAATTAGCTTTACTTATGATTAGTTAGTTGTTTATAAGTAAATATAATTAAATAATGCTTGACAGCTTCCAAGACTGGAATATAATGGACACATCAACAACGCAATGGAGATAAAAATGGACTATAACGCAGATTGGTACCCAGGTTGCACAAACGACCCAGACTGGCAAGACCGAGATAATCATTACGATAACCACGATGAGCGTGTTTATGACCGTGTTACTGAAACATTACAGCTATCAGCTAACGATGTATTTTCAATAGTGTTAGATTACGCTGACGAAACAAAAATAGCAGAAACATGTAAAGCAATGATTATTGCATACGATAATTCTGTTAATGCAAGTAAAAAAGTAAACCGTGAGCAAAGTGAGCAAGACTTTATTGTGTTTGCTAAATCATTTGCTCGTGTATGTATGACTGGTATTGAAAAGGAGGCTCAAGATGACTGATTACAAAAACTACAAACCTAAAACAGACTTAACACCATGGATAGAAGGCATTTGTTTTGTCGGTGTGGTCTTATTGTCAATTTTCTTATACTTGCTATTGGCTGTTTAACATGTCACAAGCTCAATATCAAGCGGAAGTAATGGACGAGTTAATGCAACAAGAGTATAATTCCAATTTTGGAATAGGAGAAAGTAGTGACGATTTACACAGTAGAAGAAATAGCGCAACAAATGGGCAAGTCTGGCAGATGGGTCAGACAGCTTTGTATCAAGGGCAAATTAAAAGCAATTAAACACGGCCATTCTTGGGTCATATTGGAGGCATGGAAACAATGATTACACATTTAAATTTAGAAGCTGGCGTGACTTTGGAAGTTGAATACGATTACGAGCAACCAACATACGCTTACTTTGGTGACTTAGAAGCTTTAACAGAGCCACGAGCTGAATCTAAATCAGCTTTGTATCTAGGTGTTGATGTATTGCCATTGATTCGTGCATTAGGCTTGTATAACGAGCTTAACCTTATCTTGGTAGCAAATATGGAGGCAATAGATGAGTAATGTTTACAAAAAGCTTATGGACGCTAGAATCCAGCTACAAAACACCAAGCTTAACAAGTCTGGTCATAACAAGTTTGCTGGTTATAGATACTTTGAACTTGGTGACTTCTTACCTACAATCAACACAATCTTTTGGAACTTAGGTTTGTGTGGCACAGTTAGCTTTACAGCCGACCTAGCAACACTAACCATTACCGACATAGATGATGGCTCACAAATAACCATCACTAGCCCTATGGGTAGCGCAGCGTTAAAAGGTTGCCACGAGGTGCAGAATGTGGGTGCTGTTGAAACATACCAGCGCAGATACTTGTGGGTTTCAGCGATGGAAATTGTGGAGCATGATGTTTTAGATGCTGTCACAGGAACGGACACAGGCACACCAGCAAAAAAGCCTGAACTTGAGCTAAAGCAACCAGAGTTTAGCGATGAGGAAAAAGATATACTGCACAGCTTGGCAGAAGGCTTTACAACATTTGTAGCTGAAGGCAATCCACAAGAGGCTAAAGTAACATGGGATTCACTAGATAATGACCAAAAGACATTTATGTGGGGCTTATTAGATAGCAAGACACGATCAACATTTAAGAAATATCAAAAAGGGAACTAACATGGCACAATACGAGCAACGAGATAACAGCGGCAGTCTTTTCAAAAACAACCGCAAAGAAAAAGAAACACATCCTGACTACACAGGTAACTGCATGGTCAACGGCAAAGAGATGCGTATGTCAGCTTGGTTAAAAGAAGGCAAGTCTGGCAAGTTCTTTAGCTTTTCATTTAGTGAGCCGTATGTAAAAGATGGTGAGCCAGCTAAAGCAAATGGCTATCAGCCACAGGACATTGAAAGTGACATTCCATTTTAAGAAAAGGGCGAAAGCCCTTTTAGGAGGCAATATGTTAAATATCTTACCGTATTATCCATCAGTAGGCATGATTAATGATTTAAGACTACTTTCACCACCTCCAGAACACCTCGTAGAGGCTCGTAGAGAGGCCGTAGAGCTGTTAAAAATTAGAATTGATAGTAAGTATCGTCTGCACCCACAAAACTTCGTTAAACACATCAAAATGAGGTAGGTATGAAAATACAAATGGATTTTGAGGATAACGACAATGTGCTGCTGGATATTAGGGAGGCTTTGTTTGTTACTTTGCTCAAAGCTGAATTAGCAGACAACGAGATGTATCTTGAAACGTTTATTCATAAAGATGACCAGGCTGCATATAAAGCAAACATCAAAGCTTGCAAAGTCTTGTTAAGTTATTACACGGTGCAGGAGCAGACCTAATGGACAAGCTTGATGATAGGAATGTTGATAGCTTTGGGGAATCTGTCCGCAGGATAGTGTTAAGTTTGCCAAACACGACAAGCAGTAACTTGGGCCAGTTGATTGAGAATGTATATTTGCGTTTTCAACGAGAAGCTGAGAGAGATGCTAGGGAGGCTAGGAACAAATGATAATTGAGGTAAACGACATTGATGAGCTAGCTGATGGCAGCGTAGTTTGTGAGCTATATATGGATAAAGAAGCTAAACGGTGGTTGATTGAGCGAGGTTTTAATTCTTTGATGTCAGAGGCATTAAAGAAAGACCCCGAATGGTGGACTGAAGAAGACGAAAAAAGAGTTGATGTTATAGGTCAGAATGGCCCTACAGGAGAACACTATGAGTGATGGTATGTCAGAGCAAGCATGGGAAGAGTCTATGGATCAAGTAGACGCTTTAATGAAACAGGTAGGTGGCAATCACTACGCTAGTATGGCTATACAGCCAGTAGAGTTTATAGTGGCTAACAACCTAACTTTTCTTGAGGGTAATGTAGTTAAGTATATATCCAGGCATCATGCTAAGAACGGTGCTGACGATGTAAGAAAAGCTATCCACTATTGTGAATTAATCTTAAGGACGGTATACGATGTTGCAAACGATAATTGAGTATGTGCTGTGCTATTCCACAGCTTTTGGGCTAGGTCTAGCTTGTGGATTGTTTATTGCTTATAAAACAAGTAAGGCGTAGATTTGGTAGTTGTTACATGTAACGCAGAAAGCCGAAAAACTCGTTACTTACTACATCCTCTAATGTCGGCTTAACCGCCTATATATCACTTTTTTTGACTTTATTGCATAACTTTGAATAAAAGTCGCGACTATCTTATATTACTTGTTCATTACATACATTGTAACTTCAAAGCCAAAACGCATTTCAGTAGCTGCTGGTGTAGTCCACATAGTAAATCTCCTAATTAGTTAGCTCTTTATTGAGCGTATCTTATAGTATCAGAATTAGGTTTTTTACACATCGGTGGAACTATTAATGCAAGCTAGTGAAAAGCACTATTTTAATGTTGGAGCTATTTTGTAATCCATTAGCAATTTGGCACGATCCATGATTTGCTGCAGGTCTTTAGCATCAGAACCAATGTAGCGGCCATACTTGTTATTGGTTGCATCCATGTTAGCTTCAGCTTCAGGTTGCCCAGGCTCAATAAACTCATGCACTGCACCTAACACAGTAGGCACTGCGTTACCGTATTTTTTAGCAGCCATACCAGACCAAACTAAATGCCTAAATGCGTCAGCAGCACCGTTATGCTCTGTGTCTTTGCCATAGCGTTTAATGGCCTCTTGCTCTGCTATTGCTTTAGCATCAATCATGCCTGGAACAGGTTGCCCTACAAAGCTTGTTTCGCTTAACAATGCTTTAGCTAGTTTTTTACGGTCTGCCATTATCGCCTTTCCAATTCAAGTATATATTTACCAAGCTTTGCTGTGTCCTCTTTGCTTAAGCACATACCGCCATCAACCTTTTGGATGTTGAGGGTCGGTTTGAGGGGATACGGCTTTGGCATGGTAGTCGTGCAAGCTATCAAAGTGCTGCTCAAACCAATCAGCAGGAGCTGCCTCAATTTGCTCACTCTCTTGTTGCACATCTTTTTGCTCCTTTTTAGCTGCCCACTCTTGATATAAAGCAAGCAGCCTATCTATGATTGCTAACAGGTATTTCATTTGTCTGCTGTAAACACGCCAATAGCGCCTATAACGCTTAAACCAAGTGCGACAATAGCTTCACCTTGCTCTGGTGATAAACTCAAGCCTACGGCTGTTAAAAGGGCTACTAGACCCCTCCATGTAGATGATTCTTTGCCACGAGCTAATAAAAATGCTTTCATAATTACTCCTTAAAAGGTTTGTAAGATGGTTTGCCGTTTATAAAGGTTGCTGTTAAGAATTGCTGACGCATTTTAGGGTCAAACGATACATGAACCCATGCGCCTTCTTCAATTACTTGGTCTACCTTAATGCCAGACTTAAATAAAGCTTTTACTACATCAATAGGCTTGCCAAACCCAGCGCAAGTAAAGTCAGCAGCTAGACCGTCCATGTGAGCAGAGTTTACTGAACCGCCTATCTTGCGATTAAGCTCCATGCAGCGGAAGGCAGAACTTATGCGTAATGGATGACCTAAGAGTGTGCGTATTTTCTCAAGATTGTCAGCTAGTGTTTTTAAGTTGTTTCTAACTGCCTGGGATGGGTTGTTGTTGATGCCACTGCGAACTGCTGTTTGTGAGAAGGTTAGCTCCTCAAGCGTAAAATGCTCGCTTAACTTCATTTAAGGTTTTCCTTGATAAAATTCATTTGACTTTTTCCTTAAAATGTGTATAATACCAATGTTGGTTGGAGGAGTCCACGCAAGTTGATGGTGCTTATTCCACCTGATAGCCAACATACTCACTCACTGTTGAATAGGAACAAATCATGCTCACACAAGCAGAATTAAAATCTAAACTACATTACAATCCAGAAACAGGCATTTTTACATGGCTTGAAACATCCTCATTAAAAATGAGTAATGGCGATGTTGATGGTT